GCAAAATAAGCGTTAAGTAGCTCCTCTGATCCTCCTACATCCTCGAGGAGTTGATTGTATGTATCTGGCTCGGAGGTTTTAAGAGTGTCGAGAGTTGCTCCATTCGCCACCAACGCTGAGATATCTGTCTTAGCAGTCTCTCGGAGGTTAGTATTAAACTCATCAATCAAATCCAAACGATCCTGTGCGTTCTTTAAAAAGTTAGCTCGCTCAGTCTGAAACTCAGTAGTGGATCGCATCGCTACACCAGAAAGAAGTGCATTGATTTGTGCATCTTGCTCTCGTCGTCGTGACTGGACCACTTTATCTATTTCAGTATCTACACCTTGAGCATTTTTAGTTGCAAAAGTAGATCCTCCAAGTCCAGAGTTGTTATTTAATGCTCGAGCTCGAGCCTGGAGTCTTTTACCAGCTTCAAGATCTCCCTCAATAACTTGATCTGTTTGCTGTTTAATAAGATCAATTTGACCTTGAGCCATGCGTTTATTCTTTCGGAAAATATCCTCCTCGGTTGGAGCTTTCCCTTGTTCTCCAAAAATAGCATTTGCTCGATCCTCGGCTGTAGTTCTTACAGTTCGAGGTTGCTTTGCCTTGTCCTTTGAGTCATTAGTTGCGTTTGCTGAGTAGCTACTAAGAGAGTTGGTAAAAGACTGGAGACTTTCAAGGAGTCCAGATTTAGCGACAGTATCAGCCTTGCCTTTACTATCAATAGTTGGGATTAACCCAGCTAGAGCTTTATTAAGTTGTGTTGTGTCGACTGGCATATTAGTAGTATTCAGTTACGATTACTATTCCGTTTGATCCGGCTGAACTATTACTGTCTCTACCACCACGAGATCCGGATCCGTATGCTCCTTGTCCACCAAAAAAAGATGTAGCTCCCATTCCTGGTATGTATCCGGATCTGGCATTATCTTTACTTTCTCCATATCCAAAACCTCCCTCACCTCCGTTTATATTTATATCACCTCCGGTTGCTGTACCTCCAGCACCACCAAAGTTTGTTCCACTAAGACCTCCACCTCCTCCGGTAGATGTTGCAAAGCCTGTAAAGACAGTAGAATTGCCAGCTACTCCGTTTCCAAAACTCACTGATCCTGTACCTCCTGTTCCCACTGTGACTGTGACTGTTGATGGTAATGATGAGGCTAGGATTTTCTTTTTAAAATAGCCACCAGAGCCTCCACCAGAGCCTCCACTTTCTTCGTTAGCATTAGAGTTATTTCCACCTCCACCAGAGCCTCCACCAGCTACACCTTCCACTATAATGTACTCAAGACCAGCGTCTTTTGTCCAAGTTCCAGATGATGTAAAAGTTACAATTTCTGTCTGAGCGTGGCCGGTTATAGTTGTAGGACTAAATGTCCAGGGTAGAGTCGGAGTGCTAAGTATAAAACTTTCATCAACTAGACCTAGACCATTTGTTACTACAGACCAAAGCCCAGGATTACCCCCTGTAGAGGTCGCATATTTAGCTTGGAGCACCAAAGGGCCGGCTGACCCGATCGCTGTACTTGAGGCCATCTCTGTCTGTGTAGCAAGCTCTACTACACCTCGAGCGGTTTCGTTAGCATCGATGACTCCAGCTCCATTAAAAGCGACATAATCAACGTAAGCCTTGCTAGTTAAATGCTGATCACTTGAAAAAGAGGTAGTAGCTACATCAGAGGCATATCGTATTGGAGATGGGATGGTAGCTGTATCGTTTAGGATATTGGTGATTGTCACTAACTGAAAGTTAGTGATTTTTACAGAGGCTCCTCGTCGATGAGCTTTTTTATTGGCACTTATCTCAGTGGCTCCGTCCTCTACCGACACTCCTCGGATCATATCTACAATCCTGTTTGAGCTGGACGCTGTACCAATAACAAACTCTCGAGAGGCTGACCCCTCATCGATTGTAAAAGCGTACTTCTTACCAACAGTGAGATCAGTACCATCGTCGGTAGTAAAAGACACAAGCGTCATCTGAGTGTCGTTGTCTGTTAGACTCGAGGCGAGTGATGTCTCAAAGCCGGCTACAGTATTGGCGATGGTTGTCCCTAAAGATTGCTCCTCTACCATCTCAGCATTTTGGATGAGAGATACATAATCATCAGTTTGTGGAACCGTATATCCAGCCAGTGACAATATAAATATTGACGGAGCAAGTAGAAACTTTGTGATGAGAGATAAGATTTCCATAGAGTTATTATATATTAAACTTGACTTTTAAACCTCTGTATACTGTGGAGTGACTGACCGTCCTTTATACCGGATATCTTTCCACTCGTACTTTCCGACAGAGACATATCCTACCTTACTAGCATGGAACTTAATGCGGATCTTTTCAAACTTTTCAGTATTGATTTTAAACTCATACTTATAATCGTGGACCGTTACTCCTGTAGTACTACCTCCGATCATAGTACTACCGACTGTAGGACCTCCGATCGTTACATCATCAGCCAAGTTGACGTAGTTACCTCGACCGGAGATAGTCTTAGCCAACACAAAGTCTCCACCATCGAGCGATAGCCAGACTTGGAGCTCTTGATCTTTCATGATCTGTCCCTCGAGTAAGAGCCGGTTGACTTGCTTTACCCCTCCAGCGTCCAGATCATCGTCGCCAGAGATCCAGTAGTTCTCAATGTTGGCCTCCTCATCAGTAAAGCCAGAGAATAAAGTAAAGACGTTGTTTGATCCAGAGTCTCCAGCTACCAGTGTGCTGTTGTATTCATCAGAAACAGATCCTCTAAAGTCTGTAATGTCCCAGGATCCCCAAACTGTGTTATAGAAAAAGGCTCGGTTATTGATAGTCGAGTTTTTAGTACGACAATAAAGCACGTAGTAAATACCCCATTCTTTTAGGACCGCTTGATCAAAGGAGTAGTTATTAAGATTGATACGATCAGAGATCGATGGCGATGTGGTTTTTTCTGAAAACTCAGACTGCTCCATGATCCGGATAAAAGGATCCTCCTCGGAGATAGTATCCACGTATAGTAAGCCTCTCTCAATTTCCTCGAGAGCTCGCCAGTATGGGATACCAGTACGCTCTCTATGGACCAAGTTAGTTGCGTTCTCATCATCGGCTGATAGTGAAAGTTTCCAGGTTTTTTTTACGTGCAAACAGTAGATGTCATCAGAAATACTACCCATGTTTTGAAACTTCGCACCCCCCTCATCTTGTCTTACAGAAAAACCCTCACCAGCTAAGCGAGTGACAGATTTGTTAAAGTCCACAATCCCCTCATCGGTAGAGTCCTCTGTGTAGTAGTTGGCTGTTATGTTCTGAGTATCGGCCACGTCTGCATTAAACTCGATACTGTACGCTCCAGTTGCATAGTTGATAGACCCTGTACCACCGGCTGAGCCTATAAGATTGCCGTTACGATCATCTCGGAACGTCTCCACTCCGTCGGTTATCCGGACGTACATACAAGTCTTTTTACCTGTGACTGTGGCAAGTGTACCAGCGTATGCACTAGTACTGCCGTCTCCGGTAGCTATAACCTCAGCCAGCACCTCCGGAAAGTCAGAGAGCTCATCCTTATCAATCCATCCTCGGTATAGTCCGTTTTCGTCAAAGCCTCCCTCAGCATCCTGTCTATTCCAAAGATACATCGAGGCTTTTTTAATCTTAATGAGGCCACGATAAGCGTCAGACTCCAGATCGATTACTGACCCAGGGTTAGCCATCGGGATCTTGTAGATCGAACTACGAGGACTCGAGAGGTAAAAGAAAGCTCCAGCCTGTGAGTTATACGTATCGATTGCCACATCCTCACCATCGGCACTTTCTGGCAATAGGTTAGGTGTATCAACCTCTACCCAAAGCTGACTGACATCATCAAAGTATTTTACTTTCCGTCCGTGTGTAACCATGAGGACCTCTGTCTCATCAAAGCGATCTCCTTTCTTGAGGCCGGTAATACGTCCTACTCCCTCCTCCTCATCTCCCATCAAAGCGTAGCCACCTCGGAGCTCAATCTTATCGCCTTGAGTCATCCAGTTGAGTGAGTCAGACGCTCCACCACGAGGAACAGAGTCGTCATCGATACGAGTAACGACTCCGGTATTAAAGTTTTCTATAGCGATAGGATTGAGTGTAGGCATAGTTTATTTACCAAGTGCTGAGCGTTGGAGCTCGTCATCCCACTTGACCATATTGCTAAAGAGTTGTCTTACATCAACTCCGTGATACTGGACCATTCGAGCATTGATCTCGTCATAGTCAATACCTCCCTTTTGAGAAATAGCAATATCGTACGCTAGGATCATAGCGTCATCCGGAGAAAGCTCCCAAGTCCAGCCGTCGAGATCCGAGCCGTCTATAGCCGGATCTGTGGTTGTCTTGATGTAGTGGAGGTGAACCGTATATGTACGATCTACTCGACCGGTAATGCCAAACTTACTATTTGCATAGTCAAAGTAGTGGAGGTTATTAAGATCCTTATGTGCGAGGTGAGCTCCAAAGATTGTAGGGTACGTGTACATCACGTTATCTCCGGATACTAAGATGATCGGAGTACGAGGAGATCCCTCGAGATCTCGAGGCTTTAAGACGTTGTATGGCTTTCTAAAGTTAGTCGGTAAGTCTTTAAGCGTCTCATAGGTATCGCCTGGACCCCATGTCTTTGATGTATCTACAGTCCGGAGAGCCATCCAGGGACGAGCCCCCTCACGGACACGCTTAGCTGTCTTTAAAAGCTGAGCATACTTAGAGGCTCCCATGTCTCGGCCATCCAAAAGGACAGAGGTTAGTTGTTGTAGTTCTTCGCCATTCATGCGTATTTTTTATTAAAGAGTTCTTTAATAAAATCCAGGATTAACTTCCAGAGAGGAGTTGCTGGCTGAGTGATTGGCTCGACTTCTACGTCCTCCTCGTCCTTGATTACATGCTCGGCTGTTACGATCACTCGGTAGCCATAGTCCATGAAGTCATAATCAGTTGCTAGGCGTTTTATATAATCTCCGTCGTGTGAGTCCAAATAGTTATCAAAAATCGTGTAGAAAGGCTCCTGGACCACTACAAACGCATGATTAGGAGTCTTGTCAGACCGTGGATAAATACCATTACTAGGCTTCGACCAAGCATACCCCCCCACATCGATGAGATCTTCTTTCAGCAACCAGTTGTAATCTCTTTCAAGTACACGCTCGTAGTTAATTGTGAAGCGTTTTTTAAACTCAAGCCCAAGAGCTAAGAGCTCTGGAGTGATGCGAGCAATATCATGGTACTCCTCCCATGTCATTGTCTTTTCCAGTGGGAGTTTACTTTTAGGGACCATACCCATGTTATAGATAGCGTCACAAGGAGCTTTGAGAGAGTTACCGTTACGAGTTGTGCCAGAGAGAATAGCAATAAAAGCATCAGAAAAAGTGACGCCATCATCAGAAAAATAACCATTATCGATTAGCCATTGTTTGTTTTCTGGAGAGATCTTGTCATTACTAAAGAGGTAGTTAAACTTTGTCTCTAAGATATTCACCGGAGCTCGAGAGGCACAGTCCATCGTGTCATTCTTTCCTTTTTGGATCTCACCGGCTGGCAAGTATTTAAGACGTTCTGTGCTCGGCATTTCGGCTGATAAACAAACAGGTGAGGAGCTACCAAAAATCCAGTCCTCAGCACTTTGATCAGCTATTTCTTTGGCTAGATCCAGGCCGTAGTTTACTGTGGTATTTTGCTCCATATGAGTTTATTAAATGTTATTATCGCTGGACGATGCTGTCTGAGGGAGATCCTTAAAGCGGATCACTTTATTGACAACTCCATTACCATCCTGTCCAGGCTCTACTATACCTGTATATATTAGCACCTGTGCGATGTCTTCCATAGCCTTTTTTTGCTCAAGGACTTTTTGGTATAAGACAAAGTCAAGAATAAAAGTCAATCCAAAAACCATTATGATTACTATGTAAAATAAGGATTTTTTAATCATATTTTTTTATCTAAATGGATCATTAACCTCTCGTGACTTTTAACTGTATCCGCCATTACCATTGAGTTTTGTTGTAGCTGATCAAGGACTTTTGTCCTTACTTCCTTTTCCACCAGCCGGATCTGATTCTCACGCTCCATCATGGCCGTCTCATGTTTCTCTGTCCTTTTGTCTAAATGCTCGAGGAACTTAATGCAAACGTAAACCAATGCAAGCACTGAGATCACTCCGATCGATAGCTGGGTAATACCCGATAGTAAAGTTGATTCCATATTTAATGTTAATGACTCAATTTTAACACCATTGACACAAGTGTATACGCTCCTTATAAACAGTTTAGAAAGAAAAGATTGATTGAGCTGTTGATGTAGACCCACCTCCGCCTCCGCCACTTGGAGCATCATCGTATTCGATATAGATATCAAGACCACCGTTACTTACTGTAGAACAGGCACAGGGATCGCTTGGACCATCAGAAAAGATATCCGGATCAGACCGCACTAAACCAGAGTTGTTGGCTCGAGATACGTTCATGTTTCCAGTACCAGGATCAGACCAGTGGATACCTATCCAGTAGGGAGTACTAGTAGATACAGTGATTTGATTGGCCCCACTAAACGTATAAGACACAGCCGTTTCACTTGTACCAGTGTTAATGACAACAGTATCAGAATAAGCTAAGAGAGCGTCTGGTGATCCGGCTGTATCGCTATATATCACAAGGCGAGTATTTGAGTTTACTGTCCCCCCATTCCACACTCGAGCTACCCCACTTACTACTTGGCCACTTGAAGCTGGACTCGCTGAGTAGACATACTTTCTATCCACTGAGTTAGTCTGGACCGATCTATTATTGGCTGTGATACCAAAGGAAACTATAGCTCCAAGATTCTCCTCTGGCTCTATTGGAGGATTATAAGTAACCTCAGTAAAGAGTAGTACTGTAATAAAGAGGACAGCCACTATGTACTTGATTAGTTTTCGCATATTATTCTCGAGTCCAGTTTCCAAAGACACTGATCGTTACGTAGTTTACTGCTCCAGTAGTAGCTCCAAAGTCGATGTATTGAAGCTCTGAGGCTATGTAGGTTGCGTTTGTGATAGATCCGTCGTCAGTTGTATTGGTCGTGCCACAAGTAATATCCTCGCTCGAGTTACCACTAGCATCTTCTATTGCTATAACCTTTGAAGTACCTCCTGTAACGTGACATTGGATCCGACTGATCGTGTAGCCATCTAGGTATGTGGCTGTTGGTAGTAGTCCTCCAGAGATAAAGGCATCTGAGGTTGAGGCTACTGTAGTACCCCATATCCGGATATCTTTTGTAGGGATGACGTGAGGTGTAGCTCCAATAATAAGTTGATTATCTGTCGTGTCGTAAGCGATCTCTCCGGCTGAGTTGACAGTAGGGTTAGTTCCGTTTGGTATTTCCAGACTTGTAGCTCCACCAAAATCCCACTCACCTAAAAGAGTTGTGATACCTGTATTGAGCATTTCCATAAACTTAGTACCAGCGTTTGAGAACAAAGTTAAAATACTAGCTCCAGATATTCCATGTACATTTAAGTCGGAAAAAACTGAGGGAGCTGATTGTATCGTTGGCTCAACGTATTTGTCTGGATATTCATTGTCTCCTATATGCCACAGAGAAACTCGCTTTATACCCTGTCGCTCGGCTCGTTCACGTTTAATATTTAAGGCTTCACTGTCAGAGACAAAATAACTGTTTCCTCCATTTGTCCAAGTAAGCTCTCCAGACTCAGCATCTCGAGTGGCTCCAGAAAAACCAGGGACCGAACTGATAGCATCGTATGTGTATGCTGTAAAAGAATATCCACCAGTTGCTCCACCGTATCCAGAGGCCGGTATACCAATAATCAAGCGATCATGGTTACTGATTTTAGATTTTGCATAGTTGATGATTTCATCTTGCCATTTTAAAGGAGCGTTTGGTCGTCCGGCTCCATAGTCAAAGTGATAGTCGTATACTGCAATAAGTAGATAGTCTACAGGTACGTCCTCAAAGTCCTCATACTCAAGTTGATAGTAACCATCGCTGTTTGCACTATCCCATTCATCTCCGGATCCGGATTCACAGTTAGAGCATGAGTTCCAAATAGGAGGGAGGTAGATCATAGTTTTAAGACCATATTTGTGAGCCTCGTTTGAGAGATATCTTACATAGTTAATATAGTCAGTTGTCTCTCCAGCCGTCCACGATCCAAATCCCTCCCAGTCTAGCTCAATGCCTGTAAAGCCAGTAGAGGTTGCAAAGGCAATAAGCTCAGCCGTCATGCTTGTTACAAGTGTACTAGAGCCTGTCAGAGTGTGGATCTCTGGATCGTTACCGGACACCGTCACAAATTGCTCAGTCGAGTTATCTTTGATGATGAGTGTATTAGTAGCGTTATAACCAAAAGCACCATAACCGGCTACAGTCCGGAGATCAAGGGTTCCTATATCACCACCAGTAGCATCTACCTCATACCAAATTGGCTTGATCGTATGAAAGTTATTCGCCTCGATATCAGTATTTACATTTAAAGCATCCGGAAAAGTCCAGCCTTGAAGTGTAGATCTCCATTCTGTTGTAGTTGCTGATCCTCCAGAGCCGGATGCTGTGACACAGGTAAAAGATCCAGTATCACTGATATCCTGGAGAAAATCATTCCCAGTACAAGGAGTACCAAAAAACGATGCTAGAGTCGGAGACGTGATACTAGGCGATGTCCCAAACACAAGAGCTCCGGATCCAGTTTCTCCAGTTACAGCACTGGCTAAGTTTGCACTCGATGGTGTACCTAAGAAAGTCGCTACTCCTGTACCGAGTCCGGATACTCCAGTCGCAATAGGGAGGCTTGTTGCATCAGATAGGTTGAAAGCTGGAGTGGCATCAGTACCTCCAAGAGAAAGCGACACACCTCCGTACGAGACAGAGGAGTTTGCCAGCATAGCATTTGAGATAGCACTGTTATCTACAGTACAGGTCGTACCATTACAAGTAAAAGATCCAAAGTCCGAGGCTGAGAGATTATCCGGATCGATGGCATTAGCCGTGATTTGCTGAGTAGCCAAAGATAAATAATCCTCTCCAGCTAGAGTAACGGCATTGTGCATATTGGTATATGCTGTCTGCCAGTCAGTAGTTGAAGCTGTCAAAATTGGCCCATAACCACTGTCATAAGCGATTGCTAGTGTGCCAGTAGTAGTTACTGGACTCCCTGTCACTGTAAAGCCTGTAGGGACCGTCTGAGCGACGCTAGTGACTGATCCACCGCCACCTCCGGCCGGTACAGCCCAAGTACCATCTCCTCTCCAAAAAGAAGTTGATGAGGCTCCGGTTCCACTATTAAGATTAGCTACTGCTAAGTTACCAGTCACACCATTTGCTAGGTTGACTTGATTCCAAGATGGGTTATTGGATGTGCCTTGATTAGATAAATATCGTGTGGCGTTAGTATCTTTAGCAAGCTCAGCGATTGAGCCGGCACTTGCTCCATATAAAAGATCGCCTTGTGCTACTGCACCTCCAGCAAAGTTGTTGCCATCAAACGTACCTGTCATAGCGGATGTGAGGACCGCTAGAGTACCGGATGTTGGATAGGTGACGTTTGTGTTTCCAGTAGTAGTGAGGGTAAGACTGTGAGCTCCAGAGCGGATAAAGCTGTTGGCTCCGATTGTAAAAGTAGATGGGAGCACCGGAGTACCTGTAAATGTTGGTGAGGCTAGAGGAGCTTTGAGATCTAGTGAGGCTTGTGTAGGGATGACATATCCAGTATCCAGTCCAAAAGCCAAAGTCCCCGATGAAGTAATCGGAGATCCTGTGATAGTTAGTCCTGTCGGTACGGTAGCGGAAACGCTCGTAACAGTGCCAGTTGCCCCTCCACCGCCTCCGGCTGGCCAAGTAGTCTCACAGGTATCTCCAGTGAGACAGATCTGAGCCACAGTGATTGTAGCGTTCCCCATCCATACATCTGAGTTAGGGATCCGAGTTACAAGAGCGTCTTGAGTTGATGAGCTTACCCACTGTGGGATCCGAGTAATTGCTCCATCACCTATCCCTAGGTTTTCCACAGGCTGTAACTCGATAGTATCGAGAGCTAGATAAGCCCCCATCCAGCTACCTCCTACAATCAAACCAAGTAATATTGTAAATAAAGTTTTCATTATTTTTGTATCTTATTAAACGTACTACGTAGGCGACTTGGTAGTACGCTCTTATCAAGTTTTGGCTGTGGATCTGCACCTCCAAACAATCCTCGCACCGTCATAAGGTTATCCTTTAAGAGTTGCTGAGACTGTTCTACTCGCTCCATATACCCAGGGATTTTAGCGATCTCTGCATTAAGCTCTGGCAATAGCTTTATAGCTTTGTCAATCTCAGCTTTGGAGAGATTTACATCGATTGTCCGGATGAGTTCTTGCATTACTCTAAATGACTCCTGGTACTGAGGGATCTTAATGTTATTGATAGCAGTAACCACCGTTTGTTGAGATGCCTCAATCGCTCTGATTACTGGATCCAAGATAACCTCCTTTTGCTTTGGTATATCAATCTTAGGAAACTCTATCCGTTGTGCTGTCTGGAGTGGGACCGCTTTAATAGCCTGGACTAAAGGCTCGAGGTTAATCGCTTTTGACTTTGGAAAATCAAAGTCAAACTCGCTGAGGACTTTTTTAAGAGCCTCACGGATATCATTTGCTGAGGGACCAGATCCCCCGACTCGCACCTCAGCCCGATCCTTTACAAGAAACGTCTGCTCCTTGCGTCCGTAGTTTGGACTCTCTTGTGTGTGTTCTGCATCAGTATAAACTTTGGTAATAATGGAGATGTAAAAGCCAAGACCCGACGTATCTGCCGGTACTTGCCATCTTTCACTGTAACGGCCATCTCCCTTACTATCTAGATCAACTGTCGCTAACAAAGCATCCGTCCGAGCATTTCTTATCTCAGCTTGTGGGTAGTACGTTGCTCCGTCGAGAGGATCCTCGATCTGCCGTACGATAGTGAAATACTCAAAAGGATTTAGTTGCATAGTTTATTTTTCAGTTACGAGGACCGTAGTTGTAGCTGAGGCTCGAGCTGTAATAGTTCCAGTATACAAAGCATCGGCATCGATTGTATAAGTACTAGAGGCTGAGACTAAGATACCACTGTTTAATGTTGCATCTGTTCCTAGTGTTAGGTACACAGAGCTGGCTCCGTTGTTTGAGATAACGAGGTACTGTCTCGCTACATTTGCTGGAGCAACCTCGACTGAGGCGTTAGGGTTTACTGAGACAGAGGTTGATCGGCTGACTGACGGAAAGTCGTTCATAAATGCCGATCCTCCAAGCGATGCCTCTCCGTTTTCCTTTGGAGCGTTAAAGGCTCCGATACCTGTAAATATAGTGATTGACACTATACACAGGACCATCAATGCGTTTAAAATATTTTCTTTCATAATGATTTTATTATGGCCGTTACTTAAAAGCCAAGCCCTCACTCCCTAAGCATACCAGATAGAGAGGGAGGATTGGATTATTAGTAGTGATTAACTAGGATCAGTACAAGTCAGTTTGGCGGATGTGAGTACTCCGCTATCAAGCAAGAGCCATTGTGAGCCAGTGGATACCATCTCGAAATAATCTCCGATATTTTCTCCATCTGTAACAAAGTTAATCTGATCCTCAGCGTCACAGTCTACGACTGCACCGGCTACGATCAAACTACCCTCAATGTTATCTCCCTCCAAAGAGTCGATCACCACGTTTCCGGTAGCCAAAGCCCCAGCAACGTGAAAACCAAAGTAAGTACCAGCCTCAGTGACAGCCGGCAACGTAATTGTCGTTATGCCATTTGTACCACTGAGTAGAAAATGAGTACCGTTCTGAGAGGCTGTAAGCGTAGTGGTTGCTGTAATAGGTGAGGTTTTATACCCACCAGATACAGTACCTACTATGTTTAGATTGCCATCAGTATCAAGAGAGGCCGTTTCCGTACCTGTCTTATCCTCTGAGGACCAGCCATCAGTAAATACTTTTTCACCTACCTGGACAAGTCCAGAAAGGCTTTCCTCTGATAATACTTCGATCACTCGATCAACCACACTCGACTCACTTACTACTGGAGTGTCGACCTGTGACGGTACAAACAATCCAGCCAAAGCTAAGACCGCTACTAAAGCTATAAGTACATAATCAAATGTTTTCATAGTTTAAGTGTTATGAGTAAGGGAGGAGGGAGGGATTAACCTCCCACTCCTCTACTCGCTAATAAGTCTTAGTTGTAAGCGTCAGTACGTACCCACACGTCGACCATCTTAACGATAGCCTCCTGGAATACTCGAGCACCCCAAGCTGACCAGGTAACAACGTCGAGTCCTACATACCCAGTACGAGGCTGAGTCATAGCACTTGGAGTCTTTTGGATCACCGCATCGATTGAGTTGGCGATACCAAAGAGACAGTGTTGTACTTGGAGAGCTGGAGTCCACACGATATCGGCTGGAGTAGCAGTCTCAGAGACTTCTACGTAGCCAAGACCAGTGGCCTTGATACCCATGTATGTAGCACCATCGGTAGCTACAACATTTCGGAGGAGATCACGGTTAGCCTGTGTACACTCTACGTATAGAGTACCTACAGTACCAGATCCACCAACTCCATCTGCATCAAGCTCAAGTCCCTCAGAGTCGTTGTAAAACGCTACGAGAGCATCGAGAGTGAGAGCAAGTGAAGCTCCACGCTTTACGTTACCTGGAGTTGTTCCAAGTGTATCAAGGATTGTAGCGGTAACTCCGTTGATTGTGACAGTGTCACCATCTGAGAAGTTAGTAGCTACAGCCGTGAGACGACCAGACCATCCAATAGCGTTAGAGACGAAAATCTCATAACCCATGTAACGTCCTACGTGGCCCTGGATACCGACCTTGTCTCCAAGATCAGAGTCCTTACCATCAAGAGACTCTAAGAGCATCTCGTGGACATCCGGAGAGATCACAGCCACAGCCATATCTCGCTTACTGTCTTCCTTTTTGAAGCCAGTAAACTTAGCTGAGTTGTCGATCATTATGTTATTACGTTGCAATTTCTTAGAACTCTTTGAAAAGAGCTTTCGGACGTTGCCTGTAGTAACAGTGATACCCTCTCCATCAGTACCTCCAAGATCACCAGCATCCAGCGTATTGCTGAAAGAGTCATAGTGACCGAGGATGTGTCCATCGATCTGATTAAAGATCGCTTTCGAGGCATCCATCGCATACGCTTTTTGCGTAGGCAAGTGACGTTGGATATCATCGAGCTTTTTGATATAAAACGATGTTTCATATACTTGATCGATGACGAGCTGTTGATTGGTGTCAGTCAATGATTGACGACGGTATGATCCGTCCCCACCCATAGGCCGAGCGTACATCGCTGAGCGGTACTGTCGGTTGACCGTGTCACCTTTCTCCAGACCTTGTGCAAGGCGGTAGTTTGAAACTGCCGGATACACAGGGATTTTGTGATGCGTTACTTGGTACACTTTGTCCCAAGTTTGTTGCATCGGAAATGTGTTCGGGTTCATATAGTGTTTATATGATTAGGTTAATAAGCCCTTTTGTAATGGGACTGTGACCGTATTACCCGATTGATCTAAGCTACTACGCTTTGATCTTACGACCACCCCTAGAGATTTCCAGACCTGTATCGTCGATATCATCGATGTATTCAGAGTATGCCTCTGGAGAAAGGTTACTTAAAACCTTTTCCTTTTCTGGACCATCTTTCATATCGTGAAGTGAAGTAAAGTCGTACTTGCCAGTTTTACTGTCTTTCTCAAAGCTCATTGAGGTAGCATCAGTCTTTGATGCTCCAGGCCGTCGACTACCGACTGGACCTTTTTTCGGAGGCTTTGAGTTGAGTACTTCGGTAAACTGCTTTTTCTCTTTAAAGAGAATATAATCGAGATCCTTATCGGCATAACGTGGTGTGTGTGCCATCTGATCCATGAGCTTTTGAGCTCGAGCGATAGCACCTTTAGAGGCGTTCGGAAACTCTTTCTGGATCTCCGGTACTACCTCACCCCATTCGTTATTAAATGCCGTTGCATCTGCCTCATCATCCGTCTTGGTTTTTAAGGCCTCAACGTGCTTAGCGATATCTTCGATACCAGTAGACTTCTTAATGAGATCTACCAAGCCTTTAGCTTGCTCTACGCTTACATCATTTTCTTCGGCCCATGTTTCGATTACATCGTCAGTTTCCTCCTTAGTCAGACCTTTAAGTTGCTGTTGCATCGCATCGATCTGGCCTTGAAGTTGTACCTTTTCCTCAGACCACTGAGCTTTTTCAGCCTTATACTTCGGGATTGGAATATACTTTTCGGTTCGGCTACGTGGGACTCTGGTGTCATCTTTCTTATCCTTACCCTTTTTATCGCTATCCTCATCGTCCTCGTCTGAGTCATCGTCCTCCTTATCGGAGTCCTCATCATCAGAGTCATCGGAGTCAGCATCCTCATCATCCTGGTCGTCATCACTGTCAGAATCATCCTCCTCATCGTCGCCTTTTTGAGAGTCATCGTCGCTCTCATCACCCTCGTCTGCATCGTCTTGATGCTCATCCTTGTCCTTGTCTTCATCGAGATCCATGAAGTCGCCATTCATTCTTTCAACCTCTGCGAGCTCTGCATCCAGATCCGCATCGGTTTCTGGTTTATTTTTATTTACCATAGATTTTAGTCATTATTTCAATCTGCCGACTAGAGCAGATAGTCTTTGATGTCGGAGTAAGAGCTCCGTCCCATTACAGGAGAGAGGCTTATTACGGCCTCAGTGGTTGATCCCTCACTAGACGAGCGTCTGTGTTCGACCTAGAGATCCACCACTGAGGCAATAAAAGCCCCAGTTAGTAACTTACGACAGCACAACTACACCTGGACCATCCTGTCCTGGAGTGTTTGCTACTTTCAATGCAAGAGCGTGTGCTTGCTCCTTAAACGTCTTGCCGTTGTTTTTCAAACTAAACTCGACCCGTTGTAGTTCGACACGACGATTGTCACCCTTACCAGTCTCACGACGGAAAACGGTAAACACTTGCTTGATGGTACTGGCATCGACTGCCTTGCACTTCTTACCATTATCCTTTTCAGCATTTTGTGATGTACGCTTTGTGACAAAGCCCTCAGCCTTATCCTTGTAGCTTGATCCCTCCTCACTGTGCTTACTGTCGTAGTAAGTACGGATGAGCTGATTACCCTCTACGATCGAGATGGCATCACCTTTAATATCACCTACCTCCTCCTCAATAGCTTCGATCTCTGCACTATCGAGAGCTGTAGGACGTGCGATATTTGGATCACCATCAAAGTCATCATCCTCTGCCTCCTCGTCTTCTTCGTCACTCTGTTCGTCAGAGCTAGACTCCTCGTCGCTTTCCTCATCACCTCCGACCGTCTCATCTTCTTCGTCAGAGTCTTCTGCTAGAGTAGCCTTTACTTCTTCGAGCAATTCAGTAAGAGACTCTACAGTCTTTTCTTCTGGATACTCAAAATCTACTTGCTCCTCAAGCGGTTTAAGTTCTGCCATCAGAGCGTCAATCTTTTTGGTTTCTGCATCCTTTGTAGGAGCAGTCGACTTACCAGCCTTGTTAGCTGTAGTCTTTTTGGTTGTAGCTTTTTTAGCCATAAATGTAATTGCAATTAAACTTAATATTAACTCCTTTTGCGTTTCACACGCTCCGGAGTGGCCCCAAATTGATGTATGTCAAAGCCACCTGTTTGCTCATCCTTACTTTTCATTTCGATGACCATCTCGACTCGGTACTTTTCACCGATCTGCCACTTATCTATCTCCGGAAAATCGACCTCGGAGAAGTGGACAGAGGGGAGCATTTTTTTCTTTTCACTATAAAAAGAGTACCTCTCTTGTGAGCTCTTTGGTTTTATAGTTCTTAATGTTTTTGCCATACTCTAATATATTACTCTAGTGCTGAGGCCTCTGTGATCTTCTTATCAACAAAAGTCTCAAGATCGCTAATAATCTTTGTAGCCTGTCCTGGATCCAGACGCTCAATCCAAAACAAGTGGATCTTACGCTCATCCATCAATCGGAGACGCTCATCATCCGTTAGCTCACGATCCCATTGGAGCATGAGGTTTATATCATCTATCTTCTTTTGCGTGGCTCTAACGAGATCCTGGACCTCCTCAATCTGAGCAATTTGAGCTTTTGCTAGGTTTCGACGGAGTTGTTTCTCTACATTGTCGATAACAGCTCTATCCTCAGATGACCGATAGAGTATCCGGAGTTCCTTTACTTTTTTCTCAATGTTTACAAAATCAGCCATATTACATTACGTTAGCCGTAGCAGTATTGCCGACACTAACGGCTGTACCCTCCGGATTACCAATAAAGTCCTGTGCTGTAGGAGCCGGCTTTGGTAATGCAAGCTCTGGTACAGCACCTCCTCCTGGAGTCTCTGGATTTTTAAACTGTGACATATTGCGATTACGGATCATCTCTTGGACCGTACGCATCTCATTCTCAGCTACAATTTCCTCGTGAGCCATCGCATACTCGAGGAGTTTGTTTGCCATCTTTCTCTCCTTTTCTTTATTCGACATATTGAGATCAGTCGCTTTGTCGATAATACGTTGCATAAAGATCACGTTCGCTCCGTAGTTTAGACGTGGTGTCTTGCCTACCAGAATATCCTCGACCGCTTGCATAGCCTCAGAGATGAGCTCTCTTGATGTGTACGGTAGTGGAGTAAACGCCTCTTTGATTTCAGCATCAGTGTAGCCAGCGATTGAGAGGAGCTCTCGATCTTTCCACTCTGGATTAACAGTTACCACTCCAGCCAATACCTCAGCCTTTCGCTTTTTCTCTACCTCCTTTCGCTGAAAGTCCTCAGATCCACCACGTACTCGCACAGATAACTGGCGATTTCTTTTCATATCAAAACGACTCAATGTGGTGTACTCAATACCCTCTGGACCCATGAGCTCAATAGCAATACCCTCGTCATCAAGGTGATGATCAAGGCCATAGATGTAGCGGATACCTAGCTGAGCCCATGCCTCAGTGTATGACTTGTTTCGAGTACCAATAAACTCAGACACTTGATCGAGCTCACCAAAGAATACTCCTACTCGCTTGTCTTTATCTGAGGCTCCCTGTGAGCCTGGAGTAGATCCTGTCTTTTGTCCGGAGAAAGCATCAAGGAAACTAACGAGATCGATAGTACCCTCTAAGCCTCCGACTTGAAACTCGTAAAGGCCAGAGGCGATTGGACGGTTCCCACCTTGCGTATCTACAGGGATCAATCCGTCTGGTCGCCAGTCAGCCAGAGCCTCGACATCCTGGAACATCTCCGGATCGTACGCTCGCTGTCCTCGGTTTTTCTTTTCTCGGTTGTACATCACCTGGTTAAGTAGGCGGTTGATGTACTTAGCTACCGGCTTAGCATCGTCACACGGAGCTTTTGAGAGCATGTTGTATCGATCCTCGTGAGTATGCCAGACGACGTATGGATATAGATCTGTACCAAAGATCTCTTTGAGTGGCTCAATACGCAACCACATACTAGTCTTTTCATCAAAGAGGACGTAGTATCGCTTACCTCCAAAAGTGGTGTACCACTCAATCAGCTTTTTAGTTTGCTGTCCGACGTAGTTGTGGTTAGTAGGATCTAGCATCAGAGAGCGACGACGACTCATCTCAGCCTCTTGCTCGACAGCATTGTCTTTATATTCGCTTTCGCTTGAGCCTTGTATCAAAGCCTTGACTTGCTCCTCATCAAAATATTTTTCCTTTGCTCCAGCCTCGATCTCCTCAATCGTCATAAAGACTCCCTCCTCTCCACAAAAAAGATGATCCTCTAAGTGACCACCACCGTTAGGCTCAAAGTGCCACTCATAAATATCCTTAGTATCAAAGTGTGCCTGGTATCGAGCCTCCTTTGTATCCGGATCCATTGGTGAGTCAGCCCATTGTTTGTAGATACCAAGTCCAGAGAACACAGCTAAACGCTTACACTCACGATCGATGCGAGCCCATTGTTTAATCGGATCAGCACTCTCAATCTCAAAAGCTGAGGTGATCATCTCCGCTATCTTAAAGTCAGCCTCGTGATTGCCACCAAAGTCTAGTGTCGGAGGGTTATCGATCTTGGATACATAGTGCTCCACAAAGCCGGACATAAAAGGAAAACACTCGTTAAATGGACTAGCGAGTGAGGCTTTTACTTTACCGAGATAGAGATCTTCTGACTCCTGGATCTCAGCCAGTCGACCACGTTTATAGTCTCGACTTGTTTGGAGTTGCTTTATACATTGATGGACAATACGCTCATTAAGAGTTTTCTCTTTTTCTCCAGCGAGCATTTGTGTATTTTGATCGGCCATATATAAATTGACGAGTTATTAAAAGTATAGCATACGCTAAATCCATCAAGCCATATTGTACTCACCCGCTTTCAGTGGAGATTTGTACTTTGTCTTATCTTTCTCTTTCATTACACGAGCGTATTTGCGTCCCTCCCATGCGAGCATAGCAGACATAAGCAAGTCAAAGTGCTTAGTCATCCCCTCCTGTTTATGTATTATATGCACATCCTTGTTTTTAAAGTTGTACATTTCCTTGAGGATGTTGATATCTAGGATCTCCAGCTCTCCGGACTCTACCGCCTCAAAGAAGTTAGAGACGATATCCGGCTTAGATCCAGTGGTAGTTTTAAAGCCATACTCCTCAGTCTTTCGCTTAGAGGTTTTGTTTTTAACCTGGCGAGTGTACATATTGAAATACTCCAGATCTACCAGCTTAGCTACAGTAGCGTATCCGGTAAGGTTGATTTCCGGTACTCCAAAAGCCTCACCATACTCCAGACCCCACTTAGCACAGACATGGCCGTGATCAGATGGCTTGGTTTCGTTATTGTCGTAGGTAAGGACCGTACGTGCTGGACGTGTAGAAAAGTCGATAGTTGTGAGAGTGTTGGAGTCGCCACCAATACCCTCGGCCGTGTCAGCTCCCCAGGCGTAGCGATGGGATGGCTTATACTCTCGCCAGATGCGAGCACCACCCACAACCTTTTTAGGCACGATGTTTTTAGCCTCGAGCTCCTCAATGAGTCCCTTGATGATCTCACGATCTCCGTAGTAGTCTCCGGATGCTCCAGGGTTATTAAGCATCTCAGTCTCAAAGACAGAGTTACCAAGCTCCTCACGCTTAGCCTCGAGACTTACTTTTGATTTAGAGATAGGCACATTTGCATTATACGCTATGGCCTCAGCGTTTGTCTTGGTGTATTTACCTGGCCAAGTGAGTGATCCTCCCTTAGTCATTACAGGGATAAATCGTACTCGAGCGTTTGAGAGAGCATAGAGTCCCTTAGATCCGGTTGCTGAGTCTCCGTTAATGATGTATTCGATCACTCCGTCGTCTGTAATGTAGTTACCGAGGTAGAGGATAGATCCGTTTGGACCAAGTCCAGAGCGTACCTCGTCAACGTGAGAGCGGATCTTGTAGGTAAAAGCGTAAGAGTCTTTTGTTTTATTGGTTTCGATGTCGTCGAAAATGAAAAAGTCCGGACGATCTGATCCGTGTACTCGTCCTCTAGCTGACTCCTGTGTAGAGTAAGCCTCAACTCGGATACCATTCTCAGTCACAAAGCGTCCGATCTTTTTAGGTTTTTTACCAGCCAGCTCGCTGTCTCCTTTCTCCTGGTAAAACAAGTGGCCATAGTCGGCGATCAATCTCTGGTTAGTCTGGAGCTCAGTCACCACGTCATAAAGAGCTGACTCCGAGTTGTCGCCATCAAATGAGTCCCAGTTTATAAACTTCTTTTTCTCGTGACAGATGTACCAGAGTACCAGCATCTTAGCGTATGAGGTTTTGGCTGACTCTCGAAACGTGATCCAGGCTGATTGCTTAATGGTGAGATCAGCTAGATCTTGAGCGTCCTGTACAAAGTCCCAGTGAAAAGGAGCAAGTGGATATTTAAAATAGTGTGGAAAATAGTAGAGGCAAAAGTAGATAAACTTTCTATCAAAAATATAGTGACGCTGAGCAAGCGTACCTCTAAAGAGTAGCTCCTTAATGGCTGGATTAAGTTTTTTCATAGTATCCCAAAGACCGGCTGATCCTATCCTTCACAGCTTACACAAGTGCTGTCATCCGGACCTTTGTGTATACGTGGCTTTGGCTTAGGCCCTGGTAGTGGCTCTGGTAAATCAAAAGCATCGACCGCTTTCTCATCTGTTTGTTTTTCCATAAAACACATAAAACAATTATAGCAAAGTATTTACTTATTTTTCTTTAACTCTCGCCAGCCTTTGAGATTACATCTATCAGAACAATATTTTTTCTTTGGTAAAGATATTTTTTTGAAGCATACTTGGCAAACTAAACCCTCTACTTGCTGGAGTTTTGCATCTGCATCTCTATGATGTTTGGAGCATAGCCATATAACTTGCAACGGTTTTGTATAATCTTCGTGATGAGCCTCTATACGCCCTTTACAATCTTCATTATTTAAATTGCAAGGTTGTTTTAACAGTAGTCCAGATTTAAGTGCCAAAGTTACCTTATTTCTAGCATCCAATTTAATCTTACTCCTCACTCTATTTTTATAGACTCTAAAATATTCCCTACGTTTTAAAGATCTTTTTCTAGCTTTTTCTCCCCACGTTTCTTTATAAGGCATAGTCAGAATAATAAAGGGAGGTGGAGTATTTGTCCACCTCCCTTTCATCCCTCAGCGTGGATTGCACTTCGGACAGTAGCAGTAGCCAAGTCTGTTGCAAGGCTTTATGTAGTCCGTCGGCTCCGGCTGTGGTTGTATCGGTAGCGAGAGATCGAACGAGTATTGCTCATTCTCACGCACCAGTTGATCCAGTGGTTTCGGTTGCGGAACATTGTCCATCATCTCCTCCTGTGTTGGCTGATCCATAATCAGTGTACTCCTTACAGACTGTGACACTGTGGATATCCATGTGCATAACTTTAAATCGCCTAGAGAGTAAGTGGTTTACAAAGTCCGGTACTTTCTTAGGATCCTCCGGTAGGTTAAACTCCAGGCAATATTTAGTCATGTTATTTAACTAGATCTAGGATAGCACCTATACGATTATAAAAGTGCAAGGACCACTGATCAGCCATCGCCTCAGCAATACCGCTATATGTTTTACTCCTCAGTAAAGCTCGATCTTTTGAGGGACCTAGTTTATTTTGACCACTTGCTGTTTGATTTTTCCAGAGTGGTATCATCGGCCGGATCTCACCACAACATCCATACTTACCATGATCCTCCGGTACTAACTCACCACAGATACATCGATATTCTTTAAATTGAGCGATCTCTACCCAGTGGATGAGCGGTAAGTTTTTTAACCAAAGACACGTCGCTTTACTTTCCGGATGGCCAAACATATAAGGCTGGAGGATCTGATCTGGTTTACTTATCCTGGATGATATACAGCTCACTGGATTTTCTATAGCGATCATCTCAATAGGAGCATCCATCAAAGTTTGCACAAACTCTAAAGCCTCCTCAGTTTTCTGAGCTCTCCCAGGCACTCGATTGTTCCAGTGAAGCCCACTCACTGATAGATATGTGCAAGGAGGATGAGCGATCATAAGATCCCAATTATTGGAAAGAAACTTAGTAACATCACCCTGGATATGCCACTCCGGATGTCCTCCACTACAAGGGAGCAGATCGCAAGAATAAGCCTCGTGGCCAAGAGCTCTAAATGCTTTGCATATTGTCTGTGACTCCTCACATGCTACTAAAACTTTCATATCAAATATGCTTAACGTGATCACCACTACAGGCCTGGCGATGTCTCATAATACCAAGCGAGTGATAGTATTTTTTATCTCTGGTACACCACCAGGAGTAGGATCCTTTTCTAGCCATTTTTTTATTTTTTCTCATAGCAGTATGTTACCCCACAACTACACAACAAACACATCTCATTTTTTGCATCCGTCGTCACCTCTGTTGATTGAATAGGACAGCCAATACACCAATGCCAGATCTTTTTAAGCCGGCTATATGGATGAGGATCGTATTCTTTCCCTTTAAAAAACCAATATGCCATAGCTAAATAAGGTTAGGAGTGGCAAAGTCATTACTAAACTGAGCCCACTCGATCTTGTTATAATCCCTCACATCAGCTCTATAGTCCTCCTGGACCGCATCACGACGTTCTAGAGCGGTTGCCATACGTTCATTGTATCCGGAGAATAAATCGCCTAGAGTGGTCGTTTTACGCTTACCATTGTCATCCTCACGAGAGACTAGCTCGCCTCTGAATACTTTTACCTCACAAGGTACGGCCTCACCTCTTAGAGCTTTCCATCCCCAGTTAGTGACGAGCCAATAGCCAGAGTTCTTTTTGCTCGGAGGTTGCTGGAGATAGTTGAGGTACTTACAAATTGTCGTACGATGCCGGATAGCGTCTGTAGTAGCAAGGGTAGGGACGTGGATCATGTTGGCCTCGGTAAACGGTACACCCTTGCGGATATTCTCACGGACAGCCTCAGCTACTTTCTTGAGGAGGATGGCACTAAATACATCAGCGTTGTATACAGTCATCTCCATAGAGGCCCCACAGTTAGCACAGCACTCTTTTTTAAAGAGCTCTGGATGATTGACTGTTAGTGTCGCTTTAACGTGACCATAGTCCAAGCCATAGGCATTAACGATAGTCTGGATAAAAGCGGAGATCTGTGGTTTTTTATATTCTGTTTTCATAGATGTATCCCAATTACTTAATAAACTGTTGACTCGTCGTCCTCCTCCTCGATCTCAGTTACTACTCCAAACTCCTCGTGTGCTTGGTTGATCTCGTGGAGTCGGTATACCTTTTCCTCTCCGATAAAGCGTATACCCAAAAGGCTGGCTCCAAAGTAGTCAGCCATCCAGAGAGCGTTACGCATCTTGTGCTTTAGAGGATGAAAGGTTAGTTTTTGAAAGTCTGTCATAGGCCTAGTTCTTTTTTAATATGCTCCATCGCTTTTATCCATCCCTCCTCGTACCCATCACAATGAGAGTTATGTAACCGGAGAGAGTCCATTGTGATACCTGGCTGAGTCTTTCTCAATGACTTGAGAGCGTATTCTGTCTCTGCAATTCTCATCTTGTGTCCGGTTACTGCAACAGCTTTAATGAGTCTAGCGATAGTGACTGTTGTAGGTTTCTTTTTGACTACCTTTAAATCGTTTAGCTTGCTCATTTTGTACGTGAAAGATTAGCTTTGATAATAACGTCCAAGTGGTACATCTTGGCTGGACCATGAGGAGTATCGACCGTCTCAAAATCAAAGCCCTTGAGCATACGAGAGACAGATCCCTTATTGGTTACAGCTATACCATCACGAGTCTTTAAGAGGCCACGTCTGGCGATCTCTCCGAGGCTGAGTTGTCGTCTTTTTTTAATAGGAGTTTTCATATTTATAAAGTCATTAAACGATTAAGTACATCCTCTGGCGTGTGGCCGTCCCACTCCGGAGCCGTCTCATAGTTCTTAGCAAAGCTCGTCTGATCCCACAGTGAGAGAGGTAGATGATAGGTTATCTGTTTACCAGGCTCCTCTCCGATCCCTAGAATAAACATCCCCTCAAACATCGTGCCATCGCTGTGAGACTTAGATCTCCATACAGGGATAGCACAGAGCTCGTCGTGAGTAGTCATTGTCTTGCATAATGCAATATACAAGAGCTGTCGATGATCGTAAAGCTCGTCCATAGTGTGATATCCGTCTGACACTACCATCTCATCAAGACCCTCAGCGATTAGTATTGTATTACCACCGTTACACATCACTCCTAGCGGTTTTGATGATTGAGTTATAGTATATGTTTTCATAGCTATTGAGTTATTTTCTTATAAAGCTCGTACGTCATCGCCACATCTCCGAGAGCACGATGGAGTGTGACAGCACTCGTATCTATCTTGTGCTCGGAGCAACTCAGACCAAGATTAAAGTGGATACCCTGGATGCGAGCACTCATCACCCTACCAGCAAAATCAAGATAGCTCTCGCCATACTTAGGGATCATCTTGAGTTTCTTAGCCTTACAATGTACAGCCGTATCGTATGCCTTAGAGCGGATGATGTCCTCAGTCATCTTTTTGATCTCGTCAGTGTGATTATAGAGATCTGTGGCATAGGCCATAAGAAAAGGGATGTCGAACTTGAGGCCGTTGTGAGTGATGTTCTTAGGAGCATTGATGAGTAGATCCATAAACTCAGAGAGACACTCAAGAGGATCTCGACCCTCCTTAGCTATGAGCTCGTTTGTGATCCCATTGATGGCTGTGATCTCCGGAGAGATCTCGACCTTGTTATCCAGTATCCAGTTGCGTTGCTCTATCTCCTCGCCACGTACTATAAAAGCTCCTATCTCTAGGATCTTAGACTGAGGAGCGACAAAGCCGTTAGCCTCCAAGTCCCAAATAATGATATCGATATTGCTCATGCTTAATAGTTTAAATGTGGTGAGTTTGAATAATCCTCCGGCTCTACTTCGTGATCTAGGTTGTTGAGCTCTCTGAGCCTCTCCTCCTCACTTAATCGATCGTGTGGTGATTGGTAGCCCTTTGGCTTTGGTGTAAAGCGAGGTACTGGATCATTATCAAACAGTCCCATGATCGATTGGTTTAAGCGGACTCATAAACTCGACTACAGCATTGTCCATCCACTCGATTTTGTAGAGCTTAAACTCTACTCTTTCGGATCCATCCATCGAGTCACTGTTTGTATACTCGATCTCTAAGCGATAGCCTCTGTCGTGTAATTGCTTTCTAAAGTGTTGAGCGGTTGCAACATCTTTAACCATGTCGACTCGGATACCGTTTTTTTCTAAAAACTGGATACATGCTTGATCTAATGCTCGAGCTCTCTCCTCACTAATGCGAGAGGCGATCTCTGTGATATCTATACCTGTCATATTTAAAATAACTTATTAAATAACAACTCAATCTCATCGTGCCATCGAGTTTTATCGATAGATATCCCCTCACCATCTTGATTAACAATCCAATACTTTCCCTCAGTGCTTGACTCGGTAATGGTTATTTTTCCCATATTCATTACTTCACTCCCTAACTCTGTAAAGATTTTTTTAAGGCCCTGGATGTAGGTAACCATATTAGCCATATCAGCATCCTCTATATCGTATCCACCTATAATGCTTTTTATAGCATCAGTGATTACTATCCTCTCGTGATCTAGTGAGCTCATAAAAGATTGATAGCTAACAGCACTAATAAAATGATGATCGTGTTTACTTTCCACCAGTCGAGCTGAGGGTAGTCTGAAAACTCAGAGCGTCGGCAAGTGTCGCAATACTCTTTCTTAGTACCCCAGGGTACGATCGAGCCGGTACACAAAGGATCTGGACATCGATCCAGGTAGTAGACAGCCAGTGAGTGTTTGATTTTATTGATCATAGGAGTGTTTGATTGCGTTGCTTGATGTAGATCTCTCGACCGATCTTACCGTTAGACCAAGATCTATTGCGACTATATCCGATAATGATCGGGCCAATGATAAGCTGGATTAAGTGGAGGCCACCACCTTTAACCCTCCGGAAGTAAACAAACTTCATAGTATCTCCAGGATATCGCTCATAACTCGATCAGCTCCTCGTCGACCATTTTGAGTAAGCTGTCGGACCCAGGCTCCACGAGTAGGACTCCACTTGAAAGCGTTGCGACGGAGGATGGAGCGGATCTCATCCTCTGGCTTGCCCTCAAAGATAAAGTGGATCCGATTGTCCTCTTTATCCTCTCGCATGGTGTAGAGATCAGTCACTACATCCGGACGGAGTGTCATCGACTCTTTACTCTTGAGCTCATCGATGCGTCGCTCTACTCGCTTGATGTTGGCGTTTGAGTTGCTGAGCATCCAAGTAGGACAAGGCTTTTCTGTATTCTTTCGACGTGACTCAGCGTTCATTGAGAGCATGGTGTCGTGTTTCTTTTTAAGCTGACCGAGTTGGACTGTGAGCTTTAAGACAGCATCCGGATCATCTGAGCTGATACCACCAGTACCGACCGCCTCAGCTCGCTGTTGAAAGAGGCTCGCTTTCTTTGAGAGATCAAAGGATTTGCCGATCTTATTAACAGCTCGTCGTCGGTATGCGATGTCTGAGCGGTATGAGTAATGATCTGGCATAACCGGCTGGCCAAAAGGTATAGCTTTTAGAGCTGTCATCCCCTCGTCGTGGACTCGAGTCGCCTCGATACTGAGAGTTTCAGACTTAGCGAGAAGTCGCTCCTTTTTGTTCTGTTGCTTTTGCTCGTAGATGTTTAATGTTTGCATATTGTGTATCCCAATTACTTTTAATCTTTATTTAAATATAGCACACACTCGCAACCGTTGCAACTAAAAAGCCTGTGGAAATTGTCCACAGGCTTTTTATTAAAGGTTTTTATCGGAGGTATCTGACTCCGTAGGCATCGAGAGCTGAGGCTCCGTCATCTGGATCGTTGATGTTGCCTCGGACTCCTTTCGCTGGAGCGTTCCAGCCAGCCGGCTTGAGGATGTTACCAGTCGCACGTTCTACAAATGAGTGGACTGATCGTTGGCCAAAAGTGGTAACAATGATTTTCCAGTTCTTAGGACCCTCAGTTACTTCTACCTTTGGATATGCTGTTGGGCTATCCTTGTATGTCTCAGCAACTCGTTGCTTTACTACCTCCTCATATCGATTGATCGGATTGACCAGATCACTACCTGTGTACCAACTTGGGAGAGTGACCGTGTTTTGTGTTGTTGTATTCATGGTGTAATGGCTTACTTGATTAACGTACCTACATCATAGCTTATTTATGCAACCGTTGCAAGTATTAGTTATACACAGAATATCCACAGCCTTTAATCATCGTCCTCATCAGCTCCAAAAATCTCATCCAGGATCTCAGCCTCCTCCGGAGTAACGTGATGATGAGTGTGCTTGTCGAGCTTAAACTTCTTGATAATACGGCCTTTCTTTACGTCATAGTGTTTGATCGCTTGCATCTTAGTTTTTAGATCAGCGTTTTGTATGAGTAAGAAAGCGTGTTGCTTGTCTACAAACGCATCATTTAAATCTCCCACCTCCATTACATGATTTATATAGGCCAAAATCTGAGCAGTTTTAAGCAATCTATAAGAAGCGTTAGAGGCTACATCATAGGCTCCAGGGATCTTTAAATTAACATTAAACGCTTTAATATAAGCTCGGACACCGTTTCCAAAAAACTCTTGATCAGATGCAAATAACTCACAAAAAAACTTTTCCTGTGGAGAGAGATCATCAAAGTTATACTCCTCGGTGTACTGACCTCGAGCAATAAGTGTCTGGATCTTTTCAGTAATATCTTTTTTTTTCCTAGATCCTCTGATTATTTTTTTAGGTGGTTCCTTATTATCTTTAAGCTCTGGTTTTTTAAGGACCAGCTTTTTTTTAAGTTTCAGTTTTGGTTTGGTAGCCGTTGGCATAGGTTTAAGTGACAGTGATCTGGACCACATCAACTAATTGAGATCCTACCACTACAGATAAGATTACACTATCCTTTGTAACTTTTGTCGAGCGTTTTACCTCCATCCCATAAATACGCTGGACCGCATAGTGATTTTGTGTCGTCATATTGAGCGAGCTGAAAGCGACGGATCGCATCAGACTCATATCGTTATGCTTAATCACTGTCGGACGGACCGCATACTTACCTTGTATAAAATCCACACACTGAGAAATAGCATCAATGAGCAGATGTCCTTTGGCTAGTTTTACTTTATGTAGTTCCATAAATATTTTTCTTAAATGTGATCACCTTTCGACAGCTCTAGTCCCAGCCTCCCCACCTTTCTGTAAAGGCGACAGAGGGAGGTTACTAGCTTGTGGTGGAGTAGAGCTGTCGAGAGTGGACCACCCACTCTCTGATATTAGCCCTTATCGTCGTCAGCATCCGGTAATGCTGGCTGGATCGACTGTACTCCGAGCTCGATCATCTCCTTGAGATTTTCGACAACCTCCTGGATCTTACTAGGATCCTCTCCGTGTACGAGCTCCACCTTAATCTCTAAGGTGTGGATCGTCTCATTGTTGTCTGTGACCTTGCTCTTGGCATTTACGCCTTTGAGTATTCCGTTTAGTCTGACCATGTAACCGCTTTGACAGCCCACATCTGAGCTGACTGTGCCTCAGTGATAGCGACAGAGCAGAGTCTTTTTACTTCCGGAGATTCTGACTTCTTACGCATATCATCAAGACGATCGATCACTTTGGCATAGGCTGTTTTGAGGATAAATACTTCCTCATTTTGACCAGGATTAAAAGCGAGTCCTACCGCTTTCTCACCAAAAGTCAGCTCCCTATCCCTTTTTGTATTTCCATCCATAATCGATACTTTAACTAATAATCCCAGTTAAACACTGGAGGGAGAGTAGTGATGTAAGCCATTACTTTAACCGGAGGACCTGTCGGCCAGACCCCTTATCCGGACCACCACTCTCTCGCCAGTGTATTACTGACGGAGCTGTGAGGCCTCCTGTAGCGATTCTACGTGCTTAAACGCTAGATATGCCATAAAGCCATCTGTTCTTGTGGTTTGCCATATACGGAGTCCGGCTCTACTTGTTCTAGAGGAGGTAGCTCAAACGCTGACTTGTAGCTTTCGCTTTCTGTCTTAGTAAGCTCAAGCTGAGGGTATCGACCAGACACTATGAGTAGTGCCTCCCTCCTACACATCGCCATACGAGCGAGGATATCCTTTCGGAGTTGCTCGTGGTTTTTTACGATCTTTTGATTTTCCATCTGAGTGTTAGCAGATCCAGTCTTCATTCGAGGCCGGTAGTACTCGAGAGTAATATCAGTCTCCTGGAGAGCTGTCTGGAACTTCCTCCACTTCTGATCAATCGATCGGAGCATCTCCTCGCTTGTATGTCCGAGAGCTATCTTGCTACTTGTGTCCTCAATAGGCTCGAGGTTTTCAAAGATGCAGATATTACCCTCCTTAAACATACTCCCAGGGTTCATGTGTACTCCATGCTCAGCGAGACGGATTGTCCGGAGACATTCGTTAATCTCTTTTTGCTGGCTCATCTTAAAGATGTGGATCTTGATCCCTTTCCTTTCTGGTACTTGCTGTGCTGTGTCGTTCATAACTATTTTAAGAACTTAACCCGATCACTAAAACTGTGCTCGAGTACTGCTAGTAATACTGCTCCCATGAAGTACTCTCCCTCGTGTAAGATTTGATCCATCTTACCCTGGAGATCCTCCATTGAGCCGGCCATCACATTGATGGTGCGATGCTCTCCAATGTCCTCGTACTGTGGAGGCTTTTCTGGATCCTCCTCGTCGTTTTCTACAATCCCGATATAGAGAGTGTAGACCTTTGGCTTTGTGTAGTCCAGAGGGTTAAATGTTTTTTGTTCATCCATAAGCTACTTGGTTTTATATTCTGGAACATCCAACACGAGAGATGCTCTCATGTCGTTACGCTTTCCAACTCCGGCTAGTAATGCTCGGAGAGACTTGATTGTCGTCCCTCCTTTCCCTATCAGTGATCCAGCATCAATGTCGGACGGCTTTACTGTAAACAGTACGCCTCGTGCATCAATACTAGGACGGACTGAGAGTTTCTCCGGCTCGTCGAGTAGAGGCTTGATAGTTGATACTATCCAGTCTCGTACGAGCTCGATCTTTCGTCTCTGATCTTCCATAGCGATTAAGTTAAATAATAAAGCTGACAGCAAAAAGGCCCTCAGCCGAGGAGCCCTTTTACTATACCAGCATATGCTCTCTCTCCACAGAGAGCAAAAAATGTACCAGATACGGCCAACGTAAGAGTCATGTTCAAACTCAAAACATTTTTTGTAAAAAATTGCATACCGTATCCCATACCCCAACAGTATATACCCAGCTCTATACACAACGGTTGCACTTATCCCCACTTTTTGTTAATGTAGTAATGCAACCGTTGCAGATAGTGTATACTAGAGCTTGGAGGTAAACATTAAAAACCTAACCTCCAAACTATGAAATCTGATAAACATAAAGTAGCAACGATCATTTTAATCGTTAAAGTTCTGACCTTATTACTAGCTATAAGCCTTGATGGTGGCGATCCAGTACACTACGTAGCCTCTCCGGAGATCTACACGTTTACACAACACGCTGAGGCTTCAACCGAGGCGACCATGTCTGATGAGGAGCTCTGTGGACTGGATGCTATCGTTTGCGAAAATGAGGAGCCGGTAGAGAAAGCCTTAAAAGAGATCCCTCACAAGACAGCTAAGACGGCTGAGTTGATCAAGTACCTATACGACTATGCTGAGGGTACTGATGTAAATCCAGAAATTGTCTCACGTACGATTTATTGTGAGTCTATGTGGTACAACATCAAATCTGGTTACTTCAATGAGCAAGGTATCCAGGAGGAGTCTTATGGCCTCTCTCAAATCCACTTACCAAACCACCCTCACATTACTAAAGAACAGGCTTTGGACCCTTACTTTGCTCTCCGGTTTATTGTCGATCGATGGCACGATGTCAAATGGTACGGCTACGATCGAGAGCGAGAAGTATGCACCAACTCAATCAAAGGCTACTGGATCGATTAACAAAATCTAATGGGATACACACTATGAAAAGTAAAAAAAACACTATACCGCTAAAGCTCAGAGATGAGTTATCTAAGGATCAAGAGTACGAGTACTGCTGTATAACCGGCAAGCGGAGTACTCCGGAGGATCCTATTGAGTGGCATCATAACTTAAAGTTTGCTGGCTCAAACGTCCAGGAGCGATTTTGTATCTTGCCTATTCTACAGTCAATCCACTTTAAAGCCGATAACATCAAAGTCAGAGAGACGCTGGATCGAGCGATGATCTATCGTGATACCGAGAATAAGCTCTTTGATCCAATGGGATATGGTAAAGCGGTAAACTGGAGACAGCGAGAGATCTACCTCAACTCTATACACGGACCATACACTCCTCCAGTACCGGAGCCAAAGTCAGCGACTCGTGCTCTACCGGAAAAGAAAGAGGGATCCGGAGTTGAGCTAACTAAGCAAGAGTGGGCCATTATCTACAGCGTAAAGCGGAAATTGGAGGAGGCACACCCTGGCCACCCTTTCTCAGCTCGTGAGGTTTTGTCGCACGTTATACACAGTTTTGAGGACTAAATCAGATTTTTCCGGATGTTCTATCTTTTTTCTTTTTTTAGTCCTTATTATTACTATTAGCCCTGTGGATACTGTGGAAAAATTAAAAATCTCTTTATTTTTAAGTATTATTCCGCTCCTTTCTACTGTGAATTAAAACTTCATTAAGTGTTCATTAAGCTGTGTATAGGGACTCTCTCTGAGTTATCCCCAAAATTGTCCACAGGCTACCAACATCCTGTCCGGATCTTGTACGTCATCTTATACGCTCACTATCCACAGGATATACACACCCTCGAAACAAAGAAAAAGCCGGACAAAAGTCCGGCTTTTTCTGTAGTTTCGTATTGGGATACACACTACCGTCGGTACTTACTTTTAAGGACCGTACCGACGACCTCCTAATGGTTTAACGTCACCTTTCATGTAACGGATGATGTAGCCTACAGCATTGATCGCTAGAGTCACCACAAGGATGATAGTAGTGATTGCTTGAGCTACTGAGTCTGGTGTAAGACCATACTTAGTAAGATCTACACCAAACAGCATAACGAGGGTAAACACCATACCGATCTGGCGGAGGAGTTGTTCTCGTGAAAAGTTTTCAAACATACGATTATTTTAAATGAATAAAACCGACACAGGCATGATCGCCTTGACCCCCAAACAGAGGAGGCGGTACGATCACTCCCTTTAATTGAGTCTTGAGTCTTTGGAGCTGTAGGTAGAGCTCCACAATCCTTTTTAAGAGAGCGATCTTCATGCTGAGTTCAGCATCTACAGTCGGATACTTTTTCTCAGCGAGTAGATCCTGGATCCACTTGTTACTAAGTGATGTGCCGTAGCAGTCAGTCTGTTGATAGATACGATGAGGACCAGTGCGAGCGATGGCAAAATTGAGCGTAGTTCCAGGGACTACGACCACATCCTTGTAGTCTTTTGCGATCAGCTTACTGAGGTAACGAGCGATATCAGCCTCGATCTCTGGAGTCATAGGATCTACGCTCCGGCCGGTTGCTGGATCTCGCATGTAGTTACCAATGATACAGACTGAGAAAGTATCAAAGTTATGGCCTACTTGTGCCATCGTCTCCTCTCCTAGAGCTCGACATTGTGTAAAGGTACGAGTCTTTGGATCATAGATCACGTTGTAGCCAGCCCACCGGATAGACTCATTAAGGATATACATTGATGGATTGTAATCATTCCATCGCTGTCGATGGTATTGACTGATCTGTTGTGGAGTTAAATGCAACGACGACGCATAAGGATCGTTAGCAATACCTCCGGCATGGTGGACCGCTATCTTAGTTAGTGTTCTCATATTTTTGTGCTCGAGCGTCGTCTGAGTCCTTACAAGAGGCCCATATAACAACTAACACGATGATTATCCCAATAACAAATGTCATAACTATAGTGTAGGTAATTGTGGGAGTTTTGGCAAGCTGTTTGCTGGGAGAGCTGGGAGCTGAGGGAGTTTTGGTACTGAGCTCTCTGGAGTCTCCTCATCCCCCTCAAAGAGTCCGTTATCGAACTGACCAAACACTTTTGGAGAGATTGTTTTCTTGAGCTTAGTAATACCACGATTCTTACCCTCATCCTCTCCGGACTTGATGATATCCATCTTAGGGTTTAAGAAACCGTCCTCAAAAGAAACGATGTCAGTTAGACCCTTAATGATATCGGCTAGGAAAGCATTAAAGCGAGCCTGTGAGGTAAACAGGTTAGGATCCATCGCTCCGACCATTGTGAGAGCATCCTGGTAGCCTTTAACGACTAATTGCTCAGCAAAGCTCCTGTCCTTTTTATCTTGTAGAGAGCGAGCGTAGCCACCGACCACGAGTGAGATAGTACCAGCCAATAGAGCTGATCGGAGGAGCTCTCTAGTTTCCTTACGCTTGAGTGTGGCCTTGAGTCCCTCTTTACGAGCGACGTTCTGGACCGTCTTTAGGTTATCGATAGTTGTCGACATGATCGGGACCGCCCAGGTACGATACTGAGTAAAGACTTTTCCAAGTGCTGTCTTACCCATCACTGACTCAGCTCCCTCTACTACTCGGTAGCGACCCATCTCTTTACGGAGTTCTGCTAGACGTTTTGATGTGATGATACCTGTCTTAAACTCTTGCTTTGTAAGGGATCCTAGCAAGTGTTGAGCGTTAGCTGTACGTGCTCCCTCAGCAAACAAAGCAAACATTCCTGTCATAAGTTTATCTCCTGGATCACTAGCTTGGTTACGCATTTTTGTCAGCGTACTCTCTCCGATGAAAGACTCATTCTGACGGAGGATCTCTTGTCCTCGCTTAGTGAGCATACGGCCAGATCCGAGTGACATCTTACGAGCTCCGAGGCCTATAAAGGTAGATGATTGCTCACCTAAGAAAGAGGCAACTCCGACCGGCACACTAAAGCCCAAGTCGATAATACGAGTAAGAGCTACACCGGAGCGGAGTACCCAGTCGACACGACCTCCAGGCTTTACAATCGTCTCAGCTACACGTCCCTTTTTAGTGTTGAGCCACTTCTTTGTAAACTTTTTAAGGGATCGATCGAGCTCTAGGCCACGCTCAGAATACACTCGAGGCGATAACGCATGAGCATAGATATCAATCTTAGGGACCAGGCTGTCGAGTGCCACCTTACGTTCAAAGGTAGTAAAGTAGATCTCTACAGCTTTAGCGACGTTCTGTGTCGGGACCATGCCTCCGGTACGTTGCATAGAGAATTGGAAAAACTTTTCCAGAGGGAGGATCTCTCCGGTATCGCCATCAAGGATATTGAGATAAGCCTCATCTTGTTTGTACTGATCAAAGCTCTCTTTAAATGCTTTGATAAGACCGTCGTCTTTCCAAGTTTCAAGGAAACCACGTCGGATATGAGTGATGTAATCCGATCGGTACTTTTTTAATACTTGCATCTGGACCAGGTAGTCTCGAGCTTGCTCGTATAGATTTTTAATATATTGGCCGGCTTCGATCTCCTCGGCTGTCATTTCATCAGCCAGTTTAGACTTACCAAGAGCATCAGACTCGAGCCACTGGAAAATCTTTTTATCTGTAGGGATAAACTTATCGAGGAAACCTCGCTTTGTAGACTTGCGAGCCTTACTCATCAATACATCAAGTCGCTCTCGGATCTTAATCACGTTCTCTCCAGCCTCAATAAAGGCTCGATTCTTTTCAGTGACCATCACATCATAAAATGGATTCTGTCTAGCTAGAGCTGAGTCATATCGATACTCATCCATTTCCTTGTAAGCGACGTTACCAATAGATCCAGGCTCGACTCCAGCATCCTTAGCCAGACTCTCAAGAGCCTCACGGATCGTCCGGATGTCTGCTATGTCTGTATGTTTTACAGTTTGGATCTGTCGCTTGGTGAGAAACTCATCACCTAGTTTAAAGTTCTCAAGTACATCGATCATCTCGACGATTTGCTTTTCTGTCATCTGCTCCATGCTAGGGTAGCCCATCGCTTGAAACATATTTTCAGTCTTTTTAAAGTCACGCTCAAAGATGAGAGACTTGAGTTCTACACGACGCTCAATAGCTCTAAAGGTTGCCTCTCCCTCAATCTGGATTTTATCCATGTAGGCTTTCCACTGATCGTCGGTATAGAGACGAGGATCCTGGAAACGTGTTCGCTTGAGGATTCGATTCCACTCGTGCTGTGAGAAATGGAAAAAATCTCGGACGTTTGCGAGCTCTTTTTGTCGTGAAACACCCTCAGCCTTAATCTCAGCTTTGAGTGCCTCAAGGATTTTCTTAGTATCTCGGTAGTCTTGAGTACGGCTTTGGACCTCCTCGATCATCTCAGCTAGTCGCTCACGTTGTTTCACGTATAACCTAAACTCCTCTCGAGCCATCTCTGTAGACTCAAAACCTAGATCTCCAGCGATCTCATCGCCTTGTGTAGCCCACTTTGATTTACCAATACCAGTTACCTCTCCAAGAGAGCCGACATTTTCTCCGACTTTAGGAGCATACTTTGCTAGTTGCTTAGCTGGATTTGCATCGATGGCATCCTTAGCAAACTCTATCTCGAGTTTTTTATATTCCAACTCCTCTGCTTTCGACAAAGTAGTACCACCCTTTTTATCGAGTAGTGCTGTCCTGGCCTTTCGAGCGATCTCAGTAGGAGAGAGAGCTGTGGCATCATCGTCAGCTTGCTTAGCTATTTTTGCTTTAGTGGCCTTGTAGTACTCCTCAGCACTAGCAAATCCCTTGCTTTTTACAGTGGCCTCAAGAGCCTCACGAGTAATACCAGTCTTGTTAAAGAAATGGTTAAAGGATGTAGACTGAGCTACTTGATCCTGGAGTTTATTGTTTACCCTACGGCTTCGAGTATTTCCTCCATCCCCTCTCGAAACGCTTGCTGTCCTTTCTCGTACGCTGGACCGGATGTCGGAGTCGGGTTTTTTGGCCACGCTCTTTGTGGTCGCTTTTTCGGATCGGAGAGACTCCTCTCGTCGGGTTTTTGATTTGCGGATTTGTTTTTCAGTGAGTTTAGCATTTTCGTTTGTGCTTAAATACTTATAAAGATTTTCCTTATTATACCTCAATTTGTCAACCGTTGCAATAATCTCATCCGGATCTGTAATAATCCTCATTCGATCAGTTCCGAGGTCGGCTTTGTTTCTTACTAAGCGAGTATCTGAAAGATTTATTTTATAGCCATCATCTGCTAGTTTTTTTATAGTATTAACAAAGCCTACATGCTTATCTATAAACACTTTCAATGGTACGTCTCTACCAGTTCGTATTGCTCTTGATTGAGCCCACTTCCAAGCTCTAGCTATGTCTGGCAAGATTGCATCAATTTCGATAGATTTACCAAACTCCTCTACCTGTTTTAGTTTAGCTATCGCACTATCGTAGTCTGCCATTACACCATCTACAATGATTCCTTTTACATCATCGTTAGTCTCTAGTTTTTTAAGGACTGTTTCGCTTTTCCCAGATCCAGATCCACCGGCTAAAAACCGGACTGTATCATTCTTATCCTCCTTGAGAGCCTTAGCAAACGCATCCTTTGCAAGTTGTGAGAAAGTCTCGTGATCTTTAGGATCAGTCATACCGGCCACTTTTTTGAGAGCGTCCGGATCAATCACTATATTACCCTTGCCGTTATCAAAGACTTTTAGAGCGTCATCGACGGCCTTTACAGTATCTCCCTTTGTAACCGCCTCTTTAAAGGCCACAGGATCAACTTTAGGAGCGTCTGATACTACCTTTGATACTTCTGTCGCATCGGGACCTTTAACAGCGTCATCGAGGATTTTGGCTATGCTGAGCTCATTCTGTGACTGAGCTATCTTAGGAGCGATCTCCTCGGCCACCTCCTCGCTGATGCCTAGATTTTTAAGGACTGGAGTAATGTCTTTTACATCATCATAGTTTTTAAGTGTCGCTAAGATAGGACCTTTAGCGATTTTTGTAGTCCCAAAAAATATAGGAGCATCAAGGACAGCAAAAGCATCCTCGAGTAAGTTCGTGACTCGGAGTGCTGATTTCTCCTCTTTTGAAAGCTCGGCTCCGGTATCTGCCAGTTGATCTACGTTGTTACCCTCCTGGCCTGGAGCTTTAGGAACTGTTTTAACAGCATTGTTTTTTACGTCCTGGATAGCTTTATCAAGTAGCTCTCGCTCGGTTAAATCTGGAAAACTCTCGGCTAGTTTGTCGTAGCGAGTCATTACTTGCTCACCTACTTCGGCATCAGTAGGATCCATTTTCTTTTGGAAACCCTCAAACAGAAAACCAAGTACTCCCTTTTCGACAATCGTCTGAGGGATAGAGCCTGGAGTGTAGAGACTATTGGATGGACCTTGTGGACCAGTACCAGTAAGAAACTTACCCACGAGTGGGATCTTACTTAATGACTGTCTGGCTTTTTGTACTAAATCCTCCTGGCCTTGTCCGAGTGTTACCCCTTGATCGATATCAGCTTGTGATTTTTGCTGATTGTATTGAGATTTTTCAGCGTCAGTAAGATCTGCAAAAGTCTTTGGCTTTTCAGTCGGAACTATTGGAGCCGGCTGTACGTTACTCGAGGGAGTGGATGTCTTAGTCTGGCTAGATGCTATAGCTGGAGTGGATGTAGGGATATCAATACCAAACTTTACGTTAGATGCCGGTTTACTCATCAATCGCTCCTGGATTGAGGGACCAATAAAAGGTTTTAAATTGAGAGCTTTTCCGACGCTAGACTTTGACGTATTAGTATTCCCTCCTCGCTGAGATACCGGCACATAACCCCCACTAGTGGATTTCGTAGTGATGGTTGCTGGAGCCTTTGGAGATCCGGACTGTACGGCTTGCTCCGCTTTTTTCTTTCTCTCTGAGACGGGTACATACATAGCTTTTATTTTTTCTTAGCATCTTCTTCGGCTTTTTTCTGTTGAGCCTTTTGAGCATCTAGGATCTCTTTACGGATCTGCTCATCGGTTAAACCAAGAGCTTTGTAGCTTTCGACAAACTGCATAATCTGATCGACTGTTTGCTTAGGACTTGGAGCTGTAGTTTCAGTACCACCAAAACCTAAGAAACCACCAGTCTTAGTAGTAGCTCCTGGAGTGTCATCATCTGGATTTGTGATACCTAGAAACTTAGCTACTCCCCCTCGATCAAGTGATGTATCCTCCTCCTCTTTTTTAATGGCTCTCCGGACTATTGCTTGTTGCTGATCATCAAGGCCTTTAAGTGCCTCATCGAGTCCATACTCGTTAATATCGGACTGGAGACTTTTAACATCACCACCGCTAAACCCTCCGGCTATTAGTTCCTCCTTGCCGGTTGTATCAAAAGAAAAGATTTGTTTTTCTGTGCCACTTCCTCCAGCACTTCCAAACTGTCCTACAGATCCGTAGATCTTTAGTTGTGATGGATCAGTAAGTACATCGGGACCAAACACAAGTTGGCCGGAGGCTGTTTTAGTAATGAGTTTAAGGCCATCAGTTCGATAGTCCTCTCCAAGATCAAACTCTTGCTTACGTTGTTGTCCGGTTATAGGATCCTGGATCACTTGTACAAATCGTCCGTTTACATTGGACTCATAAAGTACTTGATCAGCCGGCACAGAGCTTGCAAAATAAGCGTTAAGTAGCTCCTCTGATCCTCCTACATCCTCGAGGAGTTGATTGTATGTATCTGGCTCGGAGGTTTTAAGAGTGTCGAGAGTTGCTCCATTCGCCACCAACGCTGAGATA